GTAATGGAACCCGATTTAGAATCTGAAGCAGGTGTAGTTGAACCACCAGAACTACCTAAGGGTGGTGAGATATAAATACAACATAGTGTTAATGAATTAAAATGGAAGAACTTTTGGATATGATGGTCGCTGATGAGTCCCCATCTCAAATAAGCGATAAAATTAAAGATTTACTTTTCTCAAAATCAGCAGAAAAGATTGATGCTGCTCGCCCTCAGGTAGCAATGAATATGTTCAACCAGGTGAATCAGGAAGAACCTGACACATCAGACGAGAATGAAGAGGAATAAGTTAATAAATAACTAAAAATCATTTAGAAAATGTCTAGATCTAGGATTATAATATCTGCCGATGAAGTGGTACTATCCGCTGGAATTGGTAATTCAACCACAGTCAATAATGCTAGAGCAGTTAGAGTTTACAATAACTCTGGTGCCGATGCAGTAGTTTATCAAACTAATGCTGATTTTACTGGCATTGGTTCGGTAACTGTGAAAAGCGGCGATATTGAAACTTTTGAAAAAAGACCCAATGACTACCTTTATTATACAGGAAGCGCAACTATGAGGGTTGCAAGAGTAGGAATTGCAAATTAATCCAATGAAACTAATCAGAGAAGAAATCGAATCAGTAAAGATTCTTACTGAAGAGAGAAACGGAAAAAAATCACTTTACATTGAAGGTGTTTTCCTCCAAGGTAACATTAAAAACCGTAATGGTCGTATGTATCCTATGGAAACTCTTCGTCGTGAAGTTGGTAGATATAACGAGTCAAACGTTGTAACTGGTAGAGCACTTGGAGAACTTGGTCATCCTGATGGACCAACTGTAAATCTTGATCGTGTTTCTCATAAAATTGTTTCTCTAAAAGAGTCTGGATCTAACTTTATTGGTAAGGCAAAGATTTTAAACACTCCAATGGGTAAGATTGCATCTTCCCTTTTAGATGAAGGAGTAAAACTCGGCGTTTCTTCTCGGGGTATTGGTTCATTAAAACCAACTAAAGAAGGTTTTAATGTTGTCGGTGATGATTTTATGTTAGCAACTGCTGCTGACATCGTTGCTGATCCTTCTGCTCCTGATGCTTTCGTTGAAGGAATCATGGAAGGAAAAGAATGGGTTTGGGAAGGAAGCATCCTTCGCGAAAGAAGAGTAGAGCAGTTGAAAAATACTGTAGAATCTCTTGCCGTACAAAGGCAACTTGAAGAGCACAAGTTAAACCTGTTCAATGACTTTTTAAATAACCTCTAGAGACCTCTAGAGTTAAAAACATCAAAAATGTCAATTTATAAATAAATATAGATTTAATACAGATAAATCGGAGAGTTCAAATGTCTAGTGGTAACAACTTACACGAAATGGAGGCAGGCACTAAGCAATCCAAAACTGCTGTTAATGCCGGTGCAAAACCAGCAGATGCAATGGATACTTCAGTAGCAGGTTCCTACGAAGATCTTGGAGGTCCTACCCCAGATAACTATAAGCCGGATGACGAATCAGCAAAGCTGAAAACTCCTGGCGGAACCCTTAAGCAAGTTAAGGATGTTGTAACTAAGTCTGCTGGTAAAGCAGACGCCATGCCTGCAGGTATGAAGGAAGAAGAAGAACTCGATGATGAATCTGTAGTCGCTGAAGAAGAGACCACAGAAGAAGAAGTAGTTGCAGAAGAAGAAACCACAGAAGAAGAAGTAGTTGCAGAAGAAGAAGAAGTTACAGAAGAAGAAGTTGAAGCACCTGAATATAATTTTGAGGAAGATGTCAGTGCTCTCGTAGAGGGTGAAGAACTTTCCGAAGAATTTAAGGAAAAGGCAAAGACTATCTTTGAAGCAGCAATTAATTCCAAAGTTTCCGCTATTAAGGAATCTCTTGAAGAATCCTATGCTGCTGCACTCTTAGAAGAAGTGCAAGAAATCAAAGACACCCTCTCTTCCCGTGTTGATTCATACTTAGAGTATGTTTCTGAAGAGTGGATGTCAGAAAACGCACTTCAGATTCAACATGGACTTAAGACCGAAATGACTGAGAGTTTCCTCTCAGGTATGAGAGGTCTTTTTGAAGAACATTATGTATCAATTCCTGAAGAAAAATATGATGTACTTGAGAGTATGGTAGAAAAACTAGATGAAATGGAGTCTAAACTCAACGAGCAGATTGAGAAGAACGTTTCACTTAACAAGCGTCTTGCAGAGTCGGTTGCTGGTGGAATTTTAGATCAAGTCTCTGAAGGTCTTGCACAGACCCAGAAAGAGAAGCTCGCCTCACTTGTTGAGAGTGTTGAGTTTGAAAGTGAAGAAGAATATCGTGAAAAGTTGGAAACCCTTAAGGAATCTTATTTCCCAACCAAGGGAATTTCCCCCACTAAAACTGAAACCCTGTCTGAAGGTGTAGATTCTTCACCCGAAACTTATAGTGGTTCCATGGCAAAATACATGAGAACCTTGGGAAGTTTTAGTAAGTCCTGAATTTAAAATTAAATCAAACGTAAACATTACCCTTTAAGCAAATGTTCCAATCTGAGCAATTGCAGGAAAAGTGGGCACCTCTCCTCGATCATGAGGGTTGCGAGTCGATCAAAGATTCCCATCGTAGAGCTGTAACCGCAGTCCTGTTAGAAAACCAAGAAAAATTCCTGAAAGAGCAAAGTGCATTCAGCAACTCTGGCTCTTTCCTTACCGAAGCCCCAACCAACGCTGTTGGTTCTGACGGATTCCAAGGTGGATCCGCCGAAGGTGGTCCTACCGCAGGTTTCGATCCCGTTCTGATCTCCTTGATCAGACGCTCTATGCCTAACCTGGTCGCTTATGACCTCGCTGGCGTTCAACCAATGTCTGGTCCTACCGGACTTATCTTCGCAATGCGCTCCCGCTACACCGATCAGAGCGGAACCGAGGCATTCTACAACGAAGCAGATACAGCATTCTCCGGACAACCTAAGGGTCTTGATGACGCTAACGGTTTCTCCGATGCCATTGCTGGTATGGGTACTACTGCTCAGGCAGGTTCAAACCCAGCTCTCCTGAACCCCGTTGGAACCGCTGATTCTACAGCGTACAATGTCGGTCAGGGAATGAGAACCGACTCTGCTGAAGGTCTTGACGGCACTGGATCTGATGCCTTCAACCAGATGGCATTCTCGATCGAGAAAGTCACTGTAACCGCTAAGTCCAGAGCACTCAAAGCTGAGTACTCCTTAGAACTGGCACAAGACCTTAAGGCAATCCACGGTTTAAACGCCGAGGCTGAACTCGCCAACATTCTCTCTACTGAGATTCTGGCTGAGATCAACCGCGAAGTTATCCGTACTATCTACAAGACTGCTGAAGCAGGTGCAGCACAGAACGTTGCAACCGCAGGCGTCTTCGACCTCGACGTTGACTCTAATGGTCGCTGGTCTGTTGAGAAGTTCAAGGGTCTCCTGTTCCAAATCGAGAGAGATGCGAACGCAATCGCACAAAGAACTCGTCGCGGAAAGGGCAACATCATCATGTGCTCTGCTGACGTTGCGTCTGCACTGACCATGGCTGGTGTGCTCGACTACACCCCTGCACTGAACGCCAACCTTAACGTTGACGACGCTGGTAACACCTTCGCTGGTGTTCTGCAAGGTAAGTATCGTGTATACATCGATCCTTATTCCTCTAACCTCACTTCCGCAAACGGAACTCCAGGTAACCAGTACTATGTCGTTGGTTATAAGGGTACTTCCCCTTATGACGCTGGTCTGTTCTATTGCCCATATGTTCCCCTTCAGATGGTTCGTGCCGTTGGAGAGAACTCCTTCCAGCCCAAGATTGGATTCAAGACTCGTTATGGTCTTGTTGCTAACCCATTCGCAGAAGGAACTAACGCTGCTCTTGGCGCTCTCCGCGTCAATTCAAACCGTTACTACAGACGTGTTGCTGTTAAAAACCTCATGTGATCCAAAGGATTTACAAGGTTATACAATGGAGGGTCTTCGGACCCTCTTTTTTGTGTCTAAATAATTTCAGCACTTTATTATTTTTGTTATGGACTACAAACCTTATAGTCCAGAGTGGCACAGGTATAGGTACTTAAAGGAAGCAATCGATAAGTATCTAGATGATTACATTGACAATGAGATCATCGTTAATGACATTCTGGACATCGTATGTATTCGTCAGGAACGGGCACATGCAGAGTATCACAAATTAGAAGACCTTGAGTTAAAATTGCGGGACTGATATGCTATCAACTCAATACAGACTACGACTAGAGTCTATTTGTAGATGCATTGCAAATAAAGAGCAAGTGCCACTAGAGGATATGATTTGGGCAGAGAAACTTGCTAAGAGACATACCACTGCTAGAGACTGGTTAAACAAAGCACGTCGTCAAGCTGCTCAAGATATTGAGGAGGGTAGTATAGACGATTTTATGAATAAGATGGGACTAGGAGACCCCGATCCATCTAATTACAAAACTGGATTTGATGGCGCAGAAGATATTAGAGATTGGTTTAAGCAAGACAAACCAGATGACTGGAGGCAACGTGACTGAAAAGATTACTCCTGAGACATACGAAAAGATGAATAAAGAGTTTGAGGAGGATGGTCTTGCTTTCCGAATCATTGTTCCTACACAAAAAGAAATTGATGATTGGAGACAACGGGACTAAATATTTAAAAAACCATGGCGAGAGGACAAATTGAGAATAGAAATTATCTATCTCCTACAGGATTTAAATTCACGCTGACAAGAACTCCTAAGGTTGCATTTTTTTGCAACCAAGCAAATATTCCAGATTTATCTCTTGGAGTTGCTACTCAACCATCATATTTAAAAGATATAGATACTCCTGGCGATAAAATCTCATTTGGAGATTTGAGTATTAGATTTATGGTCGATGAGGATCTTGAGAATTACATGGAGATTCAGAATTGGATTCGTGGTCTTGGATATCCAGAAGATCTAGATCAGTTCTCAAAATTGCAAGACGCTAAAACCGATAGTGTTCTTGCAAGTTATTCTAAGGACAGGCAAAACATATATTCCGATGGAACTCTATCAGTTCTTTCAAGTGCTCAGTTTGCAAACTTCCAAGTTGTCTTTAAAGATCTATTCCCTGTCTCACTATCAACAGTAATGTTTGACGCAACTGACACCGATATTCAGTACTTTACAGCAGACGTTTCTTTCAAGTATACTATCTACAATATAACCGATTTAAGTGGCAATCCTTTATGATCGATCTTGATAAACTTCAAGAAATGTGGGAAAAAGACTCTAAGATTGATATGGATAATCTTCACACAGAGTCTACTAATATACCCACACTTCACGCGAAGTATTTTGAAATGTACAATACCATCTTTCTTCTCAGAAAGAAAGCAGAGCAGCAAAGAAAAAATATTAGACACGAAAGATATGAATACTTCAGCGGTAAAGCTGATCCAGATGTATACATAGAAAACCCATTTCCAAAAAAAATCAGAGATAAAGATACAATGCAGAAGTATCTTGACGCTGATGAAAAATTGTCTACAATATGTTTGAAAATAGACTACTATGATACAATGTTAGTCTATATTGAGAGTATACTTAAACAGATAACTAATAGAACTTATCAAATCAAAAACGCAATAGAGTTTATGAGATTCAACGCAGGTTTAGGATGATGGATGACGAATGGATTTATGAAAGTGAAGATTTTGACCCAGATGGAACTTACATAGAGTTGCAGTTTGGTCCTGAGGACTTACATCTTCTCTATAAATCCGTTTGCGTTCATGTAGACAAATGGGCTGGTGGTCATCCAGATGAGCAGGAAAGACTCCAATACCTTAAGAACTTTTTATATAGAGTGGTGCTTGAATATAAGTTCAATATGGATTGATAAATATTCACAGATGTATGGATATCTGTGATTGACACGACAGCGAATCTTGTTATTTCCAAATCCAACGAAGTATTTTTAAAGATTAATACTGAACCTCATATTGAATACGAACTTAGAGATCATTTTAAGTTTGAGGTTCCTAATGCAAAATTTATGCCACAGTATCGTGGTAGAAACTGGAACGGAGAGATCCATCTCTATGATATGCGTTCCAAACAAATCTATGTTGGGTTGTTAGATAAGATTGTCAATTTTTGCAAGCAATACGGATATACCTATAAATTTGAAGATAATAAATTTTATGGCACCCCTTATGAGGAGAATGATCGAATCTCATATGAGGGTGTTAAGGATTATATGAATTCCATTTGTGCTCATACTCCCAGGAAATACCAGATTGAGGGAGTATACGGTGCCCTAAAGCATAATAGAAAACTATTGATATCTCCCACTGCTTCTGGCAAATCGTTGATGATCTATTCTCTCGTAAGATACTACGTCGCGAAAGGAGAAAAAATTCTTTTAGTTGTTCCAACGACATCTCTTGTAGAACAGATGTATAAAGACTTTCTTGATTATGGTTGGGATGCTGATTCATATTGCCACCGTATCTATTCTGGTAGAGAGAAAAGTAATGACGCCCCAGTAACGATTACAACGTGGCAGTCTGTCTATAAATTAGAAAGGTCCTTCTTTGAGGACTATGGTGTAATTATAGGCGATGAAGCACATTTATTCAAGTCTAAATCTTTGATTCAGATTATGACTAAACTTCATCATGCAAAGTATCGTTTTGGTTTTACTGGAACCTTGGATGGCACTCAGACCCATAAATGGGTTCTTGAGGGATTGTTTGGGCCATCATATAAGGTAACAAGAACTGATGAATTGATGAGACAAGGACATCTTTCTCAACTTGATATTCAGTGTCTTGTACTAAAACACTCACCTCAGAAGTTTGAGACTTATGAAGATGAGATACAGTATTTAATCAGCCACGAGCAACGTAATAGATTTATTAAAAATCTTACATTAGATCTTAAAGGCAACACTCTTGTTCTTTTTGCAAGAGTCGAAGCACATGGTGCCATACTCTATGATGAGATAAATAAAAACAAGGGTGATAACCGC